TTGATTCGCCGTGAAGAACCAGTTGATGCAGTCGGGGATCGAGTACCGCGGCACGTACTTGACGTTGATGCGGATGCTCCGCTGCGTGATCTTCTTCTTGAGGATGTCGGCATCGTGCCGCTTGTTGGAACCAGTGATGTCGTCAGCCAGCACGAACTGCTTGTTCTCCGCCCAGTCGTTGTTGTTGTCCTGCAGATCCTGCTGGTCGATCTCGGCGAAGTTCTCCCCGTAGATCTTGCCCAGCGTGTAGCCCACGAAGCTCTTGCCGGTGCCGTGGCGCCGCCCATGGAGCAGCACGCAGCTGAACAGCTTCGTGCCCGGGTACTGGAGGGGGTACGCGCACCACCTCAAAAACCACGCCTTGGCCCCCTCGTCAGCGTCGGTGAAGAGGTGGTCGATGAGGGTCAAGAAGGGCCTGACGTCACCCTTAGCTGGCGCCACGCCCCATCCCCGCCACGTGTTGAAGGTGTTTTCGTGGAGCGGTGGGTGGCCCGGCGAGTAGGTCAGCTTAGCTACCTCGTGGCGCAGCGGCCACTTGAGCCACGCGCCAGCAGCTGAGACCGCCTTGTGGGACACTGACCCGTCCCGTTCAATCTCCCGCTCCTGATACCGCGCCGTCGACTGCGCATGATCCTTGAAGGCCATGGGTGAGAGCTTCTCGTGGGTCTGCTGCTCAACGATCATCCCCGGGTTTCGGGCGTAGACGAAGCGCTCGTTGTAGTTGAACAGCACGCGGGTAAGACCTAATGGCTCCGCCTCATGGAGCAGCTTCCGAAACGACTCAGCCGAGTTGGCGATGAGGTAGTCATCAAGCCCCGTCTTCTCCACGCCCGGCACCGAGGGCAGGCTCACGAGGTGGGCGAACGCACCCCGCCGGTGCAGCTCCTCAGCGAACTCCTTCAGCGCCATGCACACCATGAAGTTGGTCTTGTAGTCCGCGTCGAAGACGATGTACACGTTGCGGGTAACCCAGTTGATGGGGTCCAGGCTGGGGAGCCACTCGAGACCCAGCTTGTGGCTCCGCCAGTTGTAGACCCCGCCGAGACCAATGCAGGGGAACCCCTCCTGACAGGCCTTGATCGCCTTGAGCTCACCCTCAGTGATGATGAGGGGCTGGCTGGGGTCCTTCACCAACGCCTCGAAGTCGCAGTTCAGCGGGTAGTAGGCGACCGGCGCCGAGTTCGGTGCCTGCACGTACCGGATCGGCTTCTCCTTGGTAAGCGACGCAAAGTCGGCTGGCGTCTCGAGGTAGCGCAGGCGGTAGAAGGGCGGCGCCTTCGGCCACCCAGCCAGCGGCTCCCCTAAGTGATCGTGATACGAGAGCTTGAGACTGCACACCGGCTTGAAGGCCTTGTGGTGCTTGACCGTAGCAACAGCGTCGAGGAACTCGATGCCTAGCTGCTTGGTTTGGCTGGTGTCAATTCCTGAGGACAACAGCTTGGCTTCGCCGAGGCTGCGCGCCTTTGGCGACGAGACTTGTTTCTTGGCCATACCCACCTTCTATATAGAGCGACCCGCCCAGCAGCAGGCTGGGTTCACATGTTCAGCGTCATGTGAAGGTCCGCCGAGACCTTGAACTAACCTGCTGATGGCCGCTTGTGAAGCGCTTTGGGTTACAACTCGGCGCTTACACAGGTCTCGGCGGACGCCTCGAACTCTAGCGCGTGAGCTCGAGTGACGTACATGGTGAGAAATCTTGCTACGCGAATGCTGAGCTACGTCGACGCTGTGCGCTAAGGGCTTAGCTGCGGTGGGGAGGCCTAACCGCTACTCGCTACCTAAAAAGGAGGGCCAGCTTCTATATCTCTATATAAGTATAACTCTCTCTCTCTCTCTCTCTTTAAAGAGGAAGATAGTAGAGTAGTACTGTAGAAGTCCTTATGATTCCATAGCTTACGTCGCTACGAACACCAACTACGCCGCTCTGCCTGTAGTTCTCATGTGATCACCGCCCATCAGCGTGTGAGGTATACAGGCGCCACTGTGACGTCGTATAAGCTGTGGGCGTCGCTGTACAGAAATGGTGTTAGGTTGTGACGCAAGTTGTGAAAGGCAAGCGTGGTTTTGTGAAGGGTGGTGGCAGGTTGCCTAAGAGCGGCCGTGCCAAAGGCACTAAGAACCATGAACCACTTCGTGCTGATGTGCGCGCCACCATTGCATTGGTTGCTGAGCGCAAGGTGCTTGAGCTCGAGACATGGCTGAATCGTGTTGCCATCAATGACCCACAGAAAGCGATGGATCTGTACCTCAAGATGATTGAGTACCACGTACCTCGGCTGCAGCGCACTGAGGTGACCGGTCTTGATGGTGCTGCGCTGTCGGTGGAGCTCAGTGCCAAGGACGCAAAGCTGTGAACGCAGTTGCGCAGGCAGTTCATGAGGCAGTCTTCCACTTCACTGAGAAGCAGGAGGAGGCTCAAGACGTCTGCACAGGTAGCGCCACCCACATCATGTTGTTCGGTGGCAGCCGCTCAGGCAAGACGTTCCTCATCGTGCGCAACATCGTGGCGCGTGCGTTGAAGGCGCCCGGCAGCCGCCACCTCATTGCACGCTTCCGCTTCAACCACCTGAAGTCCTCCATCATCCTCGACACGTTCCCCAACGTGATGCGCAAGTGCTTCCCGCAGGTGAAGTACAACCTGTCGAAGAGCGACTGGTACGTCACGCTCCCCAACGGCAGCGAGATCTGGTTCGCAGGTCTTGATGACAAGGAGCGTCTCGAGAAGATCCTCGGTAAAGAGTACGTCACCATCTACCCCAACGAGTGCAGCCAGATCGCGTGGGACTCGATCCAGGTGCTTATCACGCGCCTCGGCCAGAAGGTGATGCAGGTCGTCAAGCGGATGCCTGAGACCTTGCTGAAGCTGCGCATGTTCTATGACTGCAACCCGCCCACCAAGGCGCACTGGACGTTCAGGGTCTTCAAGCAGAAGCTGGACCCTGAGACCAAGCTGCCGTTGGCGCAGCCCAACGACTATGCCTGCTTCCAGATGAACCCCATTGACAATCAGGAGAACCTCTCGCCTGACTACATGCGCATGCTGTCGCAGCTGTCGGCCCGCATGCAGCGCCGCTTCAAGGACGGCGAGTTCGGTGAGGCGGCGCCGGGTGCGTTGTTCGACGAGGCGATCATCGACCGGTGGCGCGTGCTGGACGGCAACGTGCCTCAGATGGTGCGCATCGTGGTGGCAGTCGACCCATCAGGCAGCGGCGACGCTGACAATGCTGACAACGACGAGATCGGCGTGGCGGTGGGTGGCCTCGGTGTCGATGGTCGTGCGTACCTTATGGAGGACCTGTCGTTGAAGGCGGGTCCAGCCACGTGGGGTCGCACCTCGGTCACTGCCTACAGTCGCCACAAGGCTGACGTGGTGGTCGGTGAGGCCAACTTCGGCGGCGACATGGTCAGAGCCACCATCCAGACGGCCGCTGCCGCTGAGGGCATGAAGGTCAACTTCAAGAAGGTCACAGCATCACGTGGCAAGCACGTGCGTGCTGAGCCGTTCTCTGCGCTCTATGAGCAAGGCAAGGTGCGCCACGTGGGTCTTATGTCGAAGCTGGAGGATGAGCTGTGTGGTATGACTACCACCGGCTACACCGGCACAGGCAGCCCCAACCGCGCTGATGCGTGGATCTGGGTGCTGGCCGAGCTCTTTCCAGGTGTCGTCAGCCAGAAGCCAAGTAACAAGTCTGCTGCGCCCATCCCGGTTGTCAGCCACTTCAATAAGTAGGTACCAAGATGTCCAGACCAACCACTGAGCAGCGGCTGCAAGACGTCCACGCCCGAGCGCTGCGTGAGTTCAACCGCACGCAATCAGTTATGCGCGACGAGCGCAAGCAGTGCCTTGAGGACCGACGCTTCTACTCGATTGCTGGTGCTCAGTGGGAAGGTCCACTTGGTCAGCAGTTCGAGAACAAGCCGAAGTTCGAGGTGAACAAGGTCCACCTGTCGGTCATCCGCATCATCAACGAGTACCGCAACAACCGCATCACCGTTGACTTTGTCAGCAAGGACGGGGTGGATGACGACAAGCTGGCTGATGCGTGCGACGGCCTCTACCGCGCTGACGAGCAGGACTCCGGCGCTGAGGAGGCGTATGACAACGCCTTCGAGGAGGCTGTGGGCGGTGGCTTTGGCGCGTGGCGGCTGCGCACCAAGTACGAGGATGATGAGGACCCTGAGGACGAGAAGCAGCGCATCATCTTCGAGCCGATCTACGATGCCGATACGTCAGTGTTCTTCGATCTTGATGCCAAAAAGCAGGACAAGTCAGATGCCAAGCGCTGCTGGGTGTTGACCTCCAAGGACCGGCAGGCTTACATCGACGAGTACGACGATGACCCTGTGTCATGGCCCAAGAACCAAGTGATTGGTAAGTTCGACTGGGCCACTGCTGACGTGGTCTACGTGGCTGAGTACTACGAGATCGTGGAGCGGCGCGAGACCATCCACGTCTGGAAGCTGCTGGACGGCTCTGAGCAGCGCTTCACTGACGAGGAGCTCGATGCACCGGCCCGTGAAGAGGATGAGGAGGCCGCTGAGGCGGCACGTGCTGCTGGCACTGAGCCGCCACCTGTTGCCACCAAGAAGGATGAGCTCCTGTCACTCGGCGCCAAGGAGGAGCGCACCAAGAAGGTCATTAAGAAGAAGGTGCACAAGTACCTGATGAGTGGCAGCAGCATTCTGGAGGACATGGGCATCATCGCTGGCAGCTGCATCCCCATCATCCCGGTGTACGGCAAGCGCTGGTTCGTCGACAATGTCGAGCGCTGCATGGGCCACGTGCGTCTCGCCAAGGACTCGCAGCGTCTGAAGAACATGCAGCTGTCGAAGCTGGGTGAGATCAGCGCCTTGAGCTCGGTATCAAAGCCCATTCTCTCGCCTGAGCAGATCGCGGGCCACCAGACGATGTGGTCTGAGGACAACATCAAGAACTACCCCTACCTCTTGATCAACCCGGTGACTGACAAGGACGGCAACGAGAACGTCATCGGCCCCACCGCCTACACCAAGAGCCCAGAGATTCCGCAGTCGCTCGCCGCCTTGCTGACCCTCACTGAGGAGGACATGAAGGACCTGCTGGGCAACCAGCAAGCGGCTGAGGAGGTGGTGTCCAACATTGCGACTGAGACTGCTGACATCTTCCAGAACCGCATCGACATGCAGACCTTCATCTACCTGTCGAACATGGCCAAGGCCGTGAAGCGCTGCGGTGAGATCTGGCTGGGCATGGCGAAGGACGTGTTAGTCGAGGAGAAGCGCGTCATGAAGGCGGTCGGCACCTCAGGTGAGTTGAGCACCGTTGAGCTGATGCGTCCCGTCATCGACGAGAAGAGCGCTGAGGTCACCTACCAGAACGACATGGGTCGCGCTAAGTTCGACGTCAACGTCGAGGTGGGGCCATCCAGCAGCACGAAGCGAGCCGCCACTGTACGAACCCTTGCCAAGATGGCGAGCATGACCGATGACCCTGAGACCAAGCAGGTGCTGGGTGGCATGGCCATGATGAACATGGAGGGTGAGGGTATCGCAGACGTGCGTCGCTACTTCAGGCAGAAGCTGATTCGCATGGGCGTGGTGAAGCCCAATGACCAGGAGGCCATCGAGCTGAAGGAGGAGCAGGCCAACGCCAAGCCCTCTGCGCAGGACCAGTACCTTGAGGCCGCTGCCCAGCAGGCATTGGCTGAAGGCTCCAAGGCGCAGGCTGACACCATCAAGAGCCAGGCTGATGCAGACAAGTCGCGGGCGCAGACCCTCGAGATCTTACACAAGCTTGACAACGACTCAGCCCGCATCGCCATCGAGGCGATCGAGAAGTTGGGTCCACGTGTGGTACCGCCCAGCATTGAGAGATCACCGGTCACGCAATAGACTTTGTGGTTGGTGCTGAGTACATCCGGCACCAACTAAGAGAACGGCACCCACCCCGCCGAATTGAGGGTGAGTTAGACGGAGTCAGTAATGAGCACAGAAACGGCAGAGGGAACGACGACAGACGTGGTAGTTGGTGCTGAGGCGCAAGCCGCGGCAGCAGCTGCTTTGGCAACCGCGAACACCGAGGGTAAATCCGGTGATGAAGCCACCAAC